AAGCTAATGAATGGGCGCAAACAGAAATAAATAGAGCAAAACAAGAATACGCTATTGCACAATCACAAAGAACTTTTGAATTTGGTTGGAAAAAAGCTTTTGCTACTTATGCTGATAACGCTACTAATGCCGCTTTATTAGGTGAACAAGCTTTTGTATCGGTTACACAAAATATGGAAAGTGCATTAGATGAATTTGTTCGAACAGGCAAATTAAGTTTTAATGATTTAGCAAGAAGTATTATTTCAGATTTAATTGCAATTCAATTAAAAGCGCAAGCTACGGCTATATTTAAATCATCAGGATTAGGCGATTTGCTTGGTGGCTTTTTTGGTGGTGGCGGAAGTTCAGCTACATTTGGCTCAACTGCTTTTTGGGGCGGCCGAGCTGAAGGTGGCGATGTTAGTTCTAGCGGCTCATATATGGTGGGTGAGCGTGGCCCTGAATTATTTATTCCTAAATCTTCAGGCACTATTATTCCAAACAATAGATTAGGCTCTGCTATGGGTAACCAACCTCAAGTAGTGTATAATGGCCCTTACATTGCCAATATGAATGCAATTGATACTCAATCTGCAACTCAATTCTTGGCTAAAAATAGACAAGCAGTTTGGTCAGCTAATCAATCTGCACAAAGATCATTACCACAAAGCAGATAATATATGGCTACTTTAAATCAAATATTAGCAGTTTCAGAATCAGTCGGTATTAATGATCATCGTTTTATTGGTCAAACATTAAGCCGTAATCAGCGCATTGCAACATCCGAAATTTTAACTGTTCAACCTTTTATGTTTGATATGAAGCCAATGAATTATTTGCTTTATAGTCAAAATAGAACATTACTATCAACCTTGCGTTCAGCGGATCGTCAATTCGAACAATATCTTAATTTTGGTTCAACAGGTTGGTGGAATTATATTGCTTATCAAGGCAATATGAGTTCCGCTCAAATTTCAGCTTGCCAATATGAAACATCTTCAGCTAATAAAACTATTGTATTAGGATCACTTCCTACAATGGGTTCTACTGAATATATTGTAAAGGCTGGCGATTTTTTACAAATTAATCGCTATGCTTATATAGCAACTGCTGATGTTCAAAGAGGTGGCGGCTCAACTGTTAATATTCCTGTTCATAGAACTATTATGACAACACTTACAAGCCCTATGAGTGCAGTTATAGGTCAATATGGCATTACACAATCATTAGGTGGCAATACTTATATTGGAGTAACTTTTCCTGTTATACTTCAAGAATACCCAACATATACATTTGTTCCAATGACTAATGATTCTTTCATAAATTGGAATGGAACATTTAAGGCGATAGAAGCGGTTTTATAATGGATAATATAGTTCCACTACAAAATACTAATAATATAAGGATGGCAGATTTCGTAAGAGTTACGACTGCTACTGCTACTTATCGTTTTGCAACTACACCTTCCGTTCTTACTATTCCAGCCGTTGATTCTCAACCCTTTGACGCATTAGGATCGCTCATTAAAATTAGCGATGTTCAACGCGATATTAAATCAACTTCTAATGAAACTTCAATTACTTTAGTTGGAATAGATACCGCACTTTTGGGATGGGTATTAGGCCATGATATTAAAGGCTCTTTAATTGAAATGTGGCATGGATTTTTTAATGATCAAAATGAATTAATCACTACAGGCGGCACAGGTGGCCTTTATAAATTTTTTACAGGCTACATATCATCATTTCAAATATCAGAGCAATACATGGAAGAAGCTAGAGAGTATGTTGGTGTTATAACCGCTTCAGCATCTAGCATACAAATCATTTTACAAAATAGAACGGCTGGTCGTTATACCAATAATAATGCATGGACATTTTGGAATAGTGGCGATACATCTATGAATAGAGTTAATTTTATTGAAACCATTAATTATGCCTTTGGAAAAGATACTTGATTAGATTTGCCAATAAATACGATAACGATAAGATAATAGAGCTTTTAAAGGACTTTGCGATTAAATCAAATAATCCAATAACTAATAATCCTTTAGTTTGGTCAAAAACTTATGTTGAACAAATATTAGCTACTTTATATGCTGGACATGGTTTTATATTAATTGATCATAATCAAACTGATATATTAGTAGTTGCTAAAACAGAATCTTTTTGGTTAAAAAATGTTTGGCAATTACAAGAGGTTATGCTGACAGGAAATAATAAATTTGTTGTTGTTAGATTAATAAAAGAATATATAAGAATAGCAAAAGAAATGATAAATAAAGGTGAAGTAACTCAAGCTATTATGGCTTCCTATAAAGATTTAGGGTTTGAAAGATTTGGTATGGTTAAATTAGAACAACATTGGGAAATTAAATGATTGATTTTATAATCAATTTTATTTTATTTTTTACGATTTGCGATAACGCTTATGCTGGCGGAGCTATTGTTGCCGCAGTTGCAGGCAAAGCTTTTGCCGCAACTATAGTTGGTCAAGTAGTGGCTTTCGCAGTTAATATGGTTGCATCATCTATTGTTTCTAAAATGTTTGCGCCTAGTATGCCTGGCCAAGATAATCTTAATGCTCAACAACCCAATCCTGGCAATCGCCAACAACTTCCACCTGCTGGCGACAATAAACTTCCTGTTATTTATGGATCAGCTTATGTAGGCGGTATTGTTACAGATTTGACAATATCTAATGACAATCAAGATATATATTGGGTAATAGCTTTATCTGAAGTAACTAATTCTGAATCAGGTGGCACGCCTGATACCATTACTTTTGGAAATATATATTGGGGTGGTAAAAGAGTTATATTTGGATCAGGGGCATCAGTTACAGGATTATTAGATGAATCTACAAACGAAACTCAAGATGTTTCAGGCTATATGGATATATGGCTTTATAGAAATGGCTCTAATGCACCAACTAATACATCTACAAGTGCCATATCTGTATTAAGCGAACCTAATCTTGTTTATAAGTGGAATAGCTCAAAATTAATGAGTTCTTGCGCTTTTGCAATTGTCCATCTTAAATATAATGCAGATAGAAATTTAACTTCATTAAATCAAACTAGATTCCAAGTAATTAACTCAAGATCAGCGCCAGGCGATTGCTTTTTAGATTATTTAACAAGTGAAAGATATGGCGCGGCCATTCCTTTAGCAAATATTAATACTACAAGTTTAAATACACTTAATACTTATTCTGCTCAATCTTTTACATACACTAATTTTAGCGGTGGCACTTCTACACAACCAAGATTTAGATTTAATGGCACTTTAGATACGAATTTAAAAATCATGCAAAACATTCAGGCGATGGCGGACTGTTGCGATTGCTTGGTTAAATATAATGAAATTACAGGCCAATGGGGTGTTATAACACAAACGCCAGCATATACTGTTGCTATGGATATTAATGACACTAATATGATTGGTGGCATTACTGTAAGCCCTATTGATCTCAATAATTCATTTAATATTATTGAATGTAAATTTCCTGATGGAACTGCAAAGGATAGTTTTAATTCTGCCACTTTCGATTTATCCGTTGTTAATCCTAGCCTTTTATTTGCTAATGAGCCTGTCAATAAACAATCAGTTAATCTTTATTTAGTTAATAGCAATGTTCAAGCTCAATACCTTGCTAATCGAATGCTTGAAGCGGCAAGAGAAGATTTACAAATACAAGTAGAAATTAATTTTACAGGGCTTCAATTAGAAGCTGGCGATATTGTTACTGTAACTAATGCTAATTATGGATGGGTAGCTAAATTATTTAGAATAGGCAAAGTTATACAAAAGTTTGATGATGATGGAAAAATTACTGCCACACTTTATTTAATGGAATTTAATGCATCGGTTTATGACGATGTAAATGTTACAGAATTTACACCAAGCCCTGATACAGGTATTGGTAGCCCTACCACTTTTGGAACAGTTCCACCGCCTGTTGTTACTGCATCATTTCCATCTATTACAATTCCAACTATATTTTTAACGGCTACAACATCAAGCGCTGGCATTACACAATATGCTGAAATTTGGTATTCAGCTTATCAATATCCAACACCTGATCAATATATATTTGGCGGAACAACGGCCATTCAATCTAATGGCAATCCTTATACTATTAATTTTACAATGCCTTCAGTTCAATTATCAGCTATTCCAGCAGGTGATTATTATTTCTTTAGCCGTATGGTTAATAGTTTGGCAAAAAGTAATTACAGTTTAGCTTCTACTAAATTTTCATGGCGACCTAGAACATTCCAATATCCTAATCAATATTTATCAATAGCTTATGCTGATAATATTACAGGGACATCTAACTTTAATTTAAATCCTAGAAATAGGCTTTATTATGGTATTGCTAATCAAAGCTCAACAACACCATCTACAAACCCAGCAGATTATCAATGGTATTTAGCTGATCCCGCTTTTGGCACAAATATCTATTTAATCTATGCTAATCGTCAAAATCAAACTTTTAGTTTTGATACAGACTTTGCTACATACGCTTCAGGATCAGGCGCATTCGTGCCAACAACCACTTCTAAATTTGATCCTAAATTATGGTCAGCTTTGGAAGATGGCACAAATATTATTGATCTTCAGCCTACTACAGGTCAATTTATTGGCACAGGAACGACAACAACAGGCACAGGTCAGATTAGAGTTATTAATACAGGCGATGGTCAAGTTGTTGCATCATTAGATCAGTTCTTGGATTTTGGTGGCCCTACAACTAAAACAGGATCAGCTTCAACATTAACTATTGATATTTATGGTCGAGTTGTTGGGTTTACAACACCTGATGAATTCTTTATGACTATTGATACATTTACGGCTACGGCTGGTCAAACTTTATTTACTCCAAGCACTCGTCAAACAGGAACAGGTGGTTATATCACAGGCCAAGATTTAATATTCTTAAATGGTATATTATTATCAACTTCAGACTACACAGAAACTAACACCACATTTACTTTAAATGTAGGTGCAAAATTAAATGATATTGTTACTTGTATATCTATGCGCGCTATTTCAGATAGTAAATATTATGCGCCAACTTATTTGGTTGTTGAAAATATAGCTTCTAATGTAGTTACTTATGAATCTTCACAATTACCATTTCAACTTATTAATGTTGGCGATCAATTAACATTTACTAATGTTGGCACACCTACAAATTACATAGTATCAAGTGTGAATTATACAACTAGACAAATTACATTTACCACATCCGTTACGGCTTCTATTGGAAATAGCATATATTCTCATCGCGATGCTAATCATTCATATCCTGTATTTAGTCGATATGAAGCAGATTTAACTAATGCTTCAGATTACACACCTACTGAATGGGCTTTTGAATCAGGCTATGAAATACCATTTATGAATGGCACAATTGTTCCTGATCAAGACTATGATATTGTAGGCAATACTTATTCTAATTTACCATCAACAACTTCAGGCAAATTAGTCATTATTCAATTTAGTGGAAATAATACAACAACACCTACGGGAAGCCCTGTAAATATTGTTAATTTTACTAATGTTGGACAAACTAATTATAGCTTTAGTTTTACAAGTGGAGCTTTAAATATCTATGCAAATGGTGTATTATATAAAGGTTCAGTTGATTACACTTCAACTACAGGAAGTTATACTTTGACTAATACACCGAATAACAATACAACTGTTTTACAACAACAATCATTCGCTCGCGTAGGTGCGGCATAAGGGGAAATAAATGACACAAGCCTTTAATTTAAGTCAGTTTGCAAATAATGTTAATTCGAGTGGATTAGCAAGTTTAACGACAGGCGTTACAGGTATCTTACCAACCGCTAATGGTGGCACAGGCTCTTCATCATGGGTAGCTGGCACAAACTATGTTGCACCTGGAACTGCAACTAATTTTACTGCTCAACAATATTTTGGTAATGTAGCCCTAACCGATGCGGCTACAATTTCATGGGCGGCTAATACTGCTCAAACCGCAACTTTTACTTTTGTATCTAATAATAGAACTATGGGCGCACCTACAGGATTAGTGAATGGTGCTTTTTATGCCCTAGCAGTTATTCAAAATGCTGGCTCTAATACTTTAACTTGGAACTCTGTATTTAAATGGACAGGTGGCGTAGCCCCTACATTGTCAACAGGTGCGGCCGCAAGAGATTATTTTGTATTTAGATCAGACGGCACAAATCTATACGAACAAGGTCGATCACTCGGTGTTGCATAAGACAAACTTAAAAGGATAATACAATGCTAAATTATAGTGCCAATGGCCCATCAGGATATAACTTAACTAATTCTTTAAGATTTAGAAGTAGTGCTAGTGCTTTTTTGTCAAGAACACCAGCAAGTGCTGGCAATAGAAGAACATGGACATGGTCAGGTTGGGTAAAACGGGGGGCTTTAAATGGTGGTGGCTCTGATATGTCTTTATTTAATGCAGGAACAACTTCACCTACTTATGACGGCTTTAGAATTAAAAGCGATACTCTTTCATTTTATCAAGGCGGTGCGACATCCGTAAATATTGAATCAACACCTGTATATAGAGATATTTCATCTTGGTATCATTTAGTTTTAGCAGTAGATACAACTCAAGCGACTGCATCTAATAGAGTTAAAATTTATGTAAATGGCAATCAAATAACTGCTTTTAACACAGCTAATTATCCAGCTCAAAATGCTGAAGCATCTATTAATAATAATTTAGTTCATAATATTTCAGCTCAATATGCAAATACAAGCTCAAGTGCATTTTTTGACGGCTACATGGGTGAAATCAATTTCATTGATGGCCAAGCTCTTACACCATCATCATTCGGCTCATTTAATTCAATTACAGGCGTATGGCAACCAGCTCGTTACACAGGCACTTATGGCACTAATGGATTTTATTTAAACTTTACTGACATAGCTCTTACTTCAGGTTCTAACACAGGTTTAGGTAAAGACTTTTCAGGTAACGGAAATTATTGGAATACTAATAACATATCTGTAACATCAGGCGTTACTTATGATGCTATGAGAGATGTTCCTACGCTCACAAGTGCAACACAAGCTAATTATGCTACTTTAAATCCACTTAAAATGCCTGCACCTGCATCCGTTTCTTATACAAACGGAAATTTATCTGTTTCTTGTGCAACTGCTAACCAAACACCTGCATTAGCTACTATTTATCCATCTAGTGGAAAATGGTATTGGGAAGTTACTTGGACAAGTGGCTCTTTTGCTAGATTAGGAGTGCAAAATACAAATGTAGCATCTACAGACTTTGCGGCAGACACAGCTGGGTGGAGATGGGAAAGTAATACAGGAAATATATATAACGGCTCTAATGGCAATTTATCAACTGTTTCCACTTATGTTGCTGGTGATGTTTTAGGTTTTTGTTTAGATTTAGATGCAGGAAGATTATATGTATCTAAAAACGGAACTTGGCAAAATAGTGCTGTTCCAGCATCAGGCACAGGTGCGGTAGCAACAAATATACCTACTAACACTCCTATATCACCTGCTGTTGCTACTGGTAGCGGTAGTGTTGTTTTTGCTATGAACTTTGGACAACAACCATTTTCATACACACCACCATCAGGCTTTGTAGCACTAAACACATTTAACCTTCCTACAAGCGCTATTGTAAAAGGTAATAGCTATATGGATGCTACTTTATATAATGGAGCAACAACTGGGTTTTCTGTTACAAATGCAGGTAGTTTTGCACCTGATATGCTTTGGATAAAATTAAGAAATGCTGCTGCAAGTCATGTAGTTGTAGATTTTGTTCGAGGGTCAAGCAAGGTTATTAACACAGATTTGACTAATGCGGAAGCCACATCAAATGCAGGAACTGGTGTTTTATCTTTAAATTCGAATGGATTCACTTTAGGAACAGATACAAGCACAGCTGGAGTGACAAATGGAATTGGAACTGGTTCAAGAAATTTTGTAGCTTGGCAATGGAATGCTGGTTCATCAACAGTTACAAACACTAGCGGTTCTATCTCATCACAAGTAAGAGTAAACACAACTGCTGGGTTTAGTATTGTGACTTATACAGGTAATGGAACTGCTGGTGCTACAGTAGGTCATGGGCTTGGCGTTGCACCTAAAATGTTTATTGTTAAAAATAGAGTTCAAGGCACTTATGGTAATTGGAATGTATGGCATACAACATTAACAGGTAGTCAGTATTTAACATTGAACGACACTTCAGGCGCTAGCACAAACAACAATAGATGGAATGGAACTGTGCCAACATCAACAGTATTTTCTTTAGGTGCTGATACATTTGGTAACACAAACAAGAGTGGCGATACTTATGTAGCCTATTGCTGGGCAGAAATAGCAGGGTTTAGTAAATTTGGTTCTTACACAGGTAATGGCTCTACAGATGGTGTATTTGTGTATCTTGGATTTATACCTAAATTTATTATAATTAAACAATCAAGTGCGTCTGGAGAAAATTGGGTTACATACGATACTGTTAGGAATACATATAATGTAACTAATTTATTATTGCATCCTAATTTAACTAATGCAGAATCTACTACTACTTTAAATCCTATTGATATTTTGTCAAATGGTTTTAAATTAAGAGGGTCATCAGGATTAACAAATACATCAAGTGCAACATACATTTATGCAGCCTTCGCAGAAAACCCATTTAAAAACGCACTCGCAAGATAATTAACAAAGGAAAACATTATGGCTTTTTTACTAGACGGAAAAACAATTCAACAAGGTGTAGCTTTTACAGATAAAGATGGCAATCAATATCCAGCTAATTGGTTAAACCTTTCAAGCGCAGAGGAAAAAGAAGCAATTGGTATTACTGAAGTTTCTGATCCTGAAATTTTTGATACTAGATTTTATTGGGATGCTGGGTTGCCTAAAGCTTTAGATGATAAAGATGAGGAAGATGGATCAGTAACAAAAGGCCTTAAATCACAATTTGTCGCACAAATTAAAGATACAACTAATAAATTATTAGCACAATCTGATTGGTATGTCATTCGTAAATTAGAAAGAAATATTGATATTCCTACAGACATTCAAGATAAAAGAAATGCTATAATTGCAGAATCAAATAGACTTGAAACTGATATTAATGCAGTTAAAGATGTTGAAGCATTAATAGAAGTTTTAAACACACAAAATTGGCAATAAGATAAGACCATCGCATTGCGTCAGTAAGATGCTTGCGTCATTAACCTAGTGAGGAAAATATGGCTATCTTTAATAAAAATACACTTCAACAAGTATCAGGCTTTGATAATGAGATCATTGCAGGCGAACTTGTTTATAATCAAAAAACCTTTTGGAATTTAGCATTCAATAGCAATGGCGCACCTGTTAATCTTACAGGCGCGACTATTGATGCATCTATTATCCGTAGGCAATTATCTAATATTCGAGATAGTCGTTATGGATTAACTTTTGATATTGCTGATTACACTCCACCACCATCCCCTGTTTCATTAACTATATCTAATCGCGTTGATGCCGCAGGCACATTTACTTTAGAAATAGACGAATCTACATGGTCAGTTATTTCTACCGATCCACAATTAGATATTAATGCTCAAAACTGTGTAGGCTTTTCAGGTCGCATTAAAATTTCATTCCCAGCTTCAGGATCAACTCCCGCTCAAGATATGATTATCTTCTTATTATTCCTAGTTAGATCAGATGGCGTGGTGAACTAATATGGCTAATTATTCTATTGATGTTGTTGATAGCAACAATATAACAGTAGAAGTAACGCCTACTTCTACAACTGAAATTACAATTGATCGTGGAGTGCAAGGCGCTTCAGGATTTTCAGGCTATTCAGGTTATTCAGGCTATTCAGGTTTTAGTGGTGTTGGCACTAGCGGTTTTAGTGGCATAAGTGGCTATTCAGGTTTTTCAGGTATATCAGGTTATAGCGGCGCAAGTGGCATAAGCGGTTGGTCAGGTATATCAGGTTATTCAGGTGCAAGTGGTATAAGCGGCTTTAGTGGCACATCAGGCGCTAGTGGCATTAGCGGTTATTCAGGCGATAGCGGTATTAGCGGTTGGTCAGGATTTAGCGGTATATCAGGTCAAAATGGCGCATCAGGCTTTTCAGGAATTAGCGGTTGGAGCGGCGAATCAGGCTTCAGCGGTTATTCAGGTATTAATGGATTAAGCGGATATTCAGGTCAAAATGGCGCAAGTGGTATATCAGGTTTCAGCGGGTTTAGTGGTGAGGTCGGCGCTTCAGGCATTAGTGGCTTTAGTGGCTATTCAGGCGCTATAGGCCCACAAGGTATAAGTGGATTTAGTGGTTATTCAGGTGAATCAGGTGCATCAGGCTATAGTGGCTTCAGCGGTATCAATGGTTTAAGTGGTTATTCAGGCCAAGATGGTGCTTCAGGCTTATCAGGCTTTAGTGGCTATTCAGGTGAAGTAGGTTTATCAGGCTTAAGTGGTTTTAGTGGCTTTAGCGGTCAAGTCGGTGCTTCAGGTTTATCAGGGTTTAGTGGTGCATCAGGTTATTCAGGTTATAGCGGATTTAGCGGAACACCAGGCTCATCATCAAGCTTTTTTGAATATGATGCTAATACAACTGCAACTTCAGGTTATCCAGGCAATGGTTATTTATCTTGGAATAATGCAACTCAAATAAGTGCGACTGCAATTAATGTTTCGCATCTTGATAAAAATAATGATGATATTGATATTTATTTAGCATTATTAACACAAACCGAACAATTTGTTATTCAAGATAAAACTTCAAGTGCTAATTCTCAAACTTGGGAAATTAGTGGCACACCTATTCATTATAATCCAGGCACTTCTACTGCTTATTGGGAATATCCTGTTACTTTAGTTTCAAGCGCAGGCACAGGCACTTCAGGCTTTTCTAATGGCAATAATTTAATATTTGCTTTAGTGAATGGTGTATCAGGCTTTAGCGGCTATAGTGGCTTTAGTGGTTATAGCGGATTTAGTGGCGCTGAAGGTGCGAGCGGTATCAGCGGTTATAGTGGCCAACAAGGCATTCAAGGTATAAGTGGATATAGCGGTTATAGCGGTTATAGTGGCGAACAAGGTTTAAGTGGCTATAGTGGCCAAGATGGCGCATCAGGTATTAGTGGTTTCAGCGGTGCTAATGGTGCTTCAGGTATTAGTGGGTTTTCAGGCTATAGTGGCGAGCAAGGTATTAGTGGTTATAGTGGCTTTTCAGGTCAAATTGGCGCACAAGGTTTATCGGGCTATTCAGGCTATAGTGGCTATAGCGGCGAGCAAGGCCTATCAGGTTATAGCGGTATCAATGGTGCGTCAGGTATATCAGGATTTAGTGGCGCTAATGGTGCGAGCGGATTTAGTGGGTATAGCGGTTATAGCGGTGCTGAAGGTGCTTCAGGCATAAGTGGTTTTTCAGGCTTTAGCGGAGCTATAGGTGCAAGTGGATTAAGTGGTTTTAGCGGTGCTACAGGCGCTCAAGGTGCTAGTGGATTTAGTGGATTTTCAGGTATATCAGGCTTTAGTGGAGCAACAGGCGCACAAGGTTTGTCAGGCTTTAGTGGGGCATCAGGTATATCAGGCTTTTCAGGATATTCAGGTTTTAGTGGTGTAGCTCCAAATGCAACTTATGTAAGAACACAATTTAGCGCTACGGCTGGTCAGACTGTATTTACAGTTAATTATGTTGTTGGCTTTTTAGAAGTTTATAAAAATGGAACTTTCCTAAAATCAGGTGTAGGTGCAGATTATACTGCAACTAATGGCACATCATTTACATTAGCGACAGGTGCGACACTTAACGATGTTGTTGAAGCAATTGCTTATAACACAGTTAATATCGGCGTGCCTTCAATGATATATAATTCTTATACTGCAACTGCTGGTCAAACATCATTTACAACTACAAATTCATATACTGCAAATAAAATACAAATTTCAGTAAATGGTGTTATATTTGTAAATGGCGTTGATTGCACAGTATCAGGTGGCACTACATTTACAACATTAGCATTAGCTTCAGGTGATAGGGTGTTAGCTATATATCCAATTTAAAGGACAATCATGGATAAGACAATACAAGATGCTTTGCCATACTTTAAAAAGCATGATAAAAATTATTATAGATTTTTATTGACAAATAATTATGAGCGAGCGGTTTTTCTCAAAGGCGATCCCGTATTTCCTAGAGAAGCCACTCGTTATCTTTGGGCTAACCGCAATCTATTAGGCAAGAATATTCTTGAAATAGGTTGCTCAACAGGTTACGGCTCTCAATTCCTTCCAAATGATGCAAACTATATAGGACTAGATTACGATCCTGTTATTATTCAAGTCGCTCAAGAACAAGAATGGAATGAAAATGTATCTTTTGTGAATGCAGATATTAATACTTATCCGCTTCAACAATATGACACCATTATTGCTTTTGAATTAATTGAACATATTGATAATGGATTAGAGATAGCACAAAAACTAAAGCAACATTGTAAGCGCCTTCTATTAACCACACCACATAATGAGCCTGTAGGATTTTGGGGCGAGCATCATAAACTTCATAACTTAAACGAATCACACTTTCCTGATTTTCAATACAATTATATTAATGAGCATGGATTTATTTCAGAAACTTTGCCTGAAATTAATGAGCATAATAAATTTAATCTTATGATTATGAGGTGGGATCGTGGCTAGTGTCTTATGTTCAATAGCAACTCGTGGTCGTTATCATACGACCTTACCTTTAACGCTTAATGCTGTTATTAATCAAACAAAAAAAGTTGATAAGCTAGTTATTTTTGATGACAATGATGAGCCACAAGATATGCGGAATGAATTGGTTTATAGCTATTTTTTCCAAATGCTTAATATTAAAGGCATTAAATGGGAATGGGTTTATGCGCATAAAAAAGGCCAGCATTATATACATCAAATGGCTAATGGCATGGGCTTTGATTGGGTGTGGCGCGTTGATGATGATGCTATTCCCGAACCTAATGTTTTACAGAATCTTTTTAATTACACTCATAAAAATGTAGGCGCAATAGGCGGTGCAATTTTAACGCCGCCTTTCCCTGTCAATTCTAATAATGAAAAACCTACAGGCAAAATAGAACTTATTAATAGAGAACCTAATATTCAATGGTCATTTATTGATAAGGTTAAAGAAGTTGAGCATCTTCATTGTTCTTTTCTTTATCGTGCTGGCGTGCATAATTATCATTTAGGGCTTTCAAGAGTAGCGCATAGAGAGGAAACTTTATTTACTTATGGGCTATTTAAAAAAGGCTATAAAATATTAGCCGTTCCTAATGCTAATACTTGGCATTTTAAAAATCCTAATGGCGGTATTAGAAGTGAAACCAATGAAATTCTTTACGGCCAAGATGAAACTGTATTTAATAATCTCATTAATTATAGCGATAAAACTATTGTGATATTAAATGGCGGCATGGGCGATCATATAATATTTAAGCGCGTATTACCCTACATTAAAAATCCTGAAATATTTACTTGCTTTCCTGAAATAGTGCCTGGTCGTTCTATTGCTGAAGCTCATGCTTTATTTGGTGATCTTGATACATGGAATATTTATATTAAAATGTATCAATGGAAATGGAAAGGTAGTTTAGAAGATGCTTATAGAAAGTTATATTTATGATTATCATTAGCCCATATTCTAAAACTTTAAAAAGCGGCAAGACTAATGCTAAAAATTATCCTTATTGGAAGGAACTAATTAGACTAATTAAAGAACCAATAGTTCAAGTTGGCATTGAAGGCGAACAACAATTAGTAGATGATTTTAGAAAAAATTTATCACTAGATGAGTTAGGAAAGCTTGTAGATCAATGCCGAACATGGATAAGTTGCGATTCTTTTTTTCAACATTTTGCATGGGATCGTAAAAAATATGGTATAGTTCTATGGTCGGTTTCTGATCCTCTGATCTTTGGACATCCTGAAAATATAAATTTACTAAAAGATAGAAGCAATTTAGTTGAAAATCAATTTTTATGGTGGGAAGATACAGAGCATGATGCTAACAAATTTGTTAATCCTGAAATAGTGATTGAAAATTTAAATGCAAACTTCCCATGAAACCATTGATGACATTTTCAATTTTCTACAAAATAAAACAATCAAAGATATTGATGCTGATTACCACGATAATAAAAATTATTTGGTTATTTTATTATCTGATGGTTCTATCTGCTATATATCTTCTAGCGACAGTTTGTTTATGGCTATCGAGCGCCATGTCATTAATTAGTAGAAAGAAATAAATATGGATATGCAAGAACACACGAAACACGCTTTAGATACTGTTTCGGGTATTACAGTTTTAGGAACTGTGATGAAATTTTTACCAGCTATTGCCGCATTGTTATCAATTATTTGGTATTGTATTAGAATCTTTGAATGGGCGCGTTCTAAATTTAAAAAGTAATATGCCCTTAAAAGATAAGAGCAACTGCAAACAATATTTGCGCGATTGGAAAGATAGGAATCGCGAAAAAAATCTTTTTCAGTTAGCTAAACATCGTGCTTTAAAAAAAGGCATTGAATTCAACATAGAAGTTTCCGATATAATCATTCCTGAAATATGTCCTATTTTGGGACTTCCTATTAAAAAAGCCATTGATGGTAACCGCGATTTAAGCCCTAGCCTTGATCGCATAGATAATAATAAGGGCTACATTAAAGGCAATATTCAAGTAATATCTTTTAAAGCTAATGCTATGAAATCGACTGCTAATAAAGACGAATTAATTAACTTTTCTAATTGGGTGAGGGAAAACTATGAGTAAATATTCTGAAGCTGGTAAGGGATCAACAAACAAATTGAAACAAAAGAAACAGTATGATGAGAATTATGATTTAGTGTTTGGCCGTAAGGAAAAGTATTTTGATTCAGACGATGCATCGGACACTTGGGATGAGGATCGAATGGATTTAATTGGCACAAACGGGAATACAGGCGATCATTATATTAAATGATCTCATAATTGATATTATATATTATCATGGTTAATATAGGCATTTTTAGCGTCTATTAACCATTAAAATGTATAATATACTTTACATTTTGTTCAGTTTAAAAATGATTGTTTTGCTAAATAAATCAATAACTTAATTTTACAAATTAGTCTTTTATTTTTTGATTAATTTAAAAAATGTAATATATATTACACAAAATAAAAAAGGGGCAATTAAGCCCCTTCTTTTTTACTAATAACAATCTGTTACTATGATCATTACTTATTCATTACATACATCGTAACTTCAAAGCCAAATCTCATTTCTGTAGCTGATGGAGTTGTCCACATAATATGCCCCTTAAATTAAAAAAATATTGCAACTTCATTATGGGCTACATTATGGCTCATGCCATCAGTAAAATCATTAAAATGGTAGGTCAGTTTTATCCTCTGCGCCACCACCTTGTTTTGGTTGCGGCTCTCTCATAGTTACCCAGCCGTCAAAATTGACAGGGATACTTTCGATCAAAAGTGAAGTTCCACCTTGTTTATTGCTCATAGCCACGCCGACTTTAGTCCATCTAGCTTTTGTTTCGCCATTAGCGTTAGTGTATTCGCCTGTTTTAGCGATTAAATCATGGGTTATTGCCATTTTTAATTTCCTTTAAGTTATTAACAGTAGTTTCTATTTCCTGTAAGAATAAGATCACCTTATCTTCCATCATTTTTATATATTCATCATCTCGATAAATACGCTTCACGAATCCTTGTAAATGATCAGGCATATCAGGATCATAAGATATAAGGTCGCAAAATTCTCTTTCAGGCATACAGGCTAATTGCCACATTACCTGGTCATAATATTGCTCTAATTGTTTGCCACCTGTTAGGATATTATCTAGGTGGTTTTCAGGATTGGGTATTTTGATCTCAATTAAAGAATTATTGCCAACTAGGCCGTCAGGTGAGCATTGGCCACCTTCAATAGTAGGATGCAAAACAATGGCTACTTGATCCACAAAGGTATTATAATGGACTTCATACCATGCCCTAGCCATTGGCTCTAAATCTATTCCTCGTTGCATAGCAGGTGTTTTATAGGTATCTAATTTTTTACCTGTCAATCTTTCTCTTATAAGCTCATTTTTATATTTACGGCGTGTTAAAGATTCGCCTGATCTGCCTTCAGTTAAAAGATCAGCCATGCGACTACCACCTATGCGGCCAATTCTTAAAGCCATCCATTCGGGTGATCCCTGCTCTATACCTCTAATAATTCTATCTTCTAATTTCATATAGTTTCCTTGTTTAAATTTAAGTTTCTATAAGTTACGCCGTCATGCCATTGTTGATCAGTTGATTTGTCATACAAAAATATAACTTTTTCAGGAAATAGCAATAATGGTTTTTGATCTTTAAAACAAAATGCATAGATTAAAGGGCATTCTTTTGAATCATACCATTCCAAAAATTGTGGCAATAATCTAATTTCGCTTTGCTTTATATTGGCCGTTCCCTTTACCATAACCAATCCAGCCACACCTTTATTATTAATATAAAAGTCGGGAAGGTTTCTAATCATAGGATTAATATTATAAAAATTAGGTATAGGATCGTTTTTCTCATCAAACCCTAATCTTCTATAAAAATAACCTTTAGATTGGCAATAAGCTTCAAACAATACTTCAGCTATATTTACGACATTATTTCTTTCTTTATATGAATAAGCCCCATTCATAGTCGAGGGCTTTTAATTTTGCCATATAAAGGCGCTAGTATATATTTATTACCTAACTCTCTTTTAAGTGCTTCTATTCTTGTTTTGCGGGCTTCTACGGCCATTAATTCTTGATCCGAATAGGGTAGCTTCACTCCAAAAAAATTACTGTTTCTTAATCCGTCAATCATAGTTCCGCCTTTCTTTTATCTTTAGCATCAATCACCATTTTAGATAAGGTGCGATCATTCTTAACTTCACCCATAACAAAATTATAGTTAGCCTGTAATTCCTCTAATGTTTGGCTATCTTTAATTTTCTGAAGATAATCTGCGGCATTGAGAGCGGCTGATTGACCATCGTCATCATCGGCATAAACGGCGCACATAGCGGATAAACTATATCGGCGAATATAAGATATAGCTGATCCTAATCCTTGCGCATCCTGTTTTTGTAAAGGGCAGACGGCAACATCTTCAATCCATTCCCCTGAACTATGGATTAAACGGGTGGTTAAGTGAAGCTTGCCGTCATCGGAAGGACTTAATGATTGAAGTATTGCTATGCCATTATCATTGAGTGGCTTTTTAACAGCATCAATAACAGAGTTGATATTGGCGTATTTAGATTTGTAGTGAGGATTGGTTGAATCTTTAACGGCAAATTTAATTTCTTTTTGCGCCGACACTAAAGCTTCAGCAATTTGTTTAATGCTATCGGAAGTTTTCATTTTATCTTGTCCTAATCGTAATCAGTATCGTATTTCATTACTTTAAATGATCTTTCAAGCTTATCTAAAGCTCTCATTTGCCCATCATAAAAACCTAAATGCCAACCACCGAGCAAAGCTTTACTTAACCAATCTTGTATATTTTCTTTATCATTTGTATATTGAGGATTATCAATTAAAAATTCATTAATCCACAATCTAGCATCAACTGTATTTTTTAAATATTGTTTCTTGCTTCTTGGTTTTCTTGTCATATATTTTCCTAACTAGTTTCAAAAATTTTAAATTAAACTATATTTTCTATTGTAGCATCATAGATGCGTTTAGCCCAACTATTAGTTTCATGGTTATTATAAACATACTTGGCCATGTCTTTAATAGCTTTATTAAATTCATCACGAATACGGCCTAATTCATCATCTTTAGCATCAAATAAAATGCTATGAATTTTAGTAATAAATGGGCCTGAATTTTCAGCGTCAGCATATAGGTCGCCCCAATTTTGACATTGGAAAGTTAGGTAATATTCAATAAGTTCTTGCATATTCCTAATTTGGTCATCATCACCATAAAAATCAGGATCAGGATGATGAAGCGCTTGAATATGTATCTTATTTTCAACTGCAACTTGGTCAGCCATATCAGCTCCCGTAAGTGATTGATTTGTCGTCATATTATACGCCTTTTAAGAATTTGTCTAGTAAAGGATACAATACATATAACCACAAGCCAAAATATGCATATACGGCAATGGCATAAATTACTAATTTCTTATTTTGTGTTGTCATGTTATTCCCCTATTTCAGATTTATAAGGATTGCTAATTTGAGTTTGAACATACTCATAATTATTGCTTTGAGTATTAAATTTTAATTGTGAGCCTGGCATAACAAACTCGTATTGGTCGGCAGTCCAATTATATTTAAGCTTGGCTTCTTTGGGTGCGTAATTCCATTTTTTTTCAACCCAATTATAACGGAGTTTAGCTGGTTCGCCTGCGAATGAAGCGATTGGTAGTGCGATTAATAGTGCGGTTAATAGCTTCATATTATTATCCTTTGCAAGTTTTGATTAAATTAGGATAATAAGTTTTGCTTAAAAAGTTGGTTGCGTTTAGCGCCCAACCATTTTTAGTGCCTGGACAATTGCATTGAAAAAATATATGGCCATTAATTTTGACTGCTGGATGAATTTTAGCGCCTAAACCTATTCTTGCTACGCCTTCTTCTCTTGTATTTTCCATTTTAGTTTCCTTAAAGTTTCGTTATTAAAATTGTGTTGCTAGGTGTTATTATGCCAATATCAATATTTATGTCAAACTTTTTTTATGCGCAATCAAGAACACCTGGCACAGTCCTTGCTTATTAAATGGTTTCGCCTTCAATATCCATTAATGGCTAAATGCCTATTTGCTATACCAAATGGCGGCGCAAGGCATATAGGAACGGCCATAAAATTAAAGGCTGAAGGGGTTACGGCAGGCGTTTCAGACTTATTCCTTATGATCCCAGCTAATGGCCTACATGGGCTATTTATTGAGATGAAAAAGGATAAAAGTGCAAAATTACAACAAAATCAAATAGATTTTTTAAACATAGCAGAATCAATGGGTTATGGTGCGGAAGTGGCCTATGGGTTTGAGGAAGGGCAAAAAATAATCCAAAAATACTTGCAAGATAAATAAATTTAGGTTTATAGTGCGAAAAGCAATACAAGATAAGAGAAAGGAAACTAATTGCATTATTATCAATACAACATCGCGGATTACCGCAAAGATACAAGCCATTTATCATTACTAGAACATGGTTGTTATCGACAGTTATTAGATCAATATTATCTAGATGAAAAGCCGCTACCTGCGGATGAAGATAAACTTTTTAGATTATTTAATGCGAGGACTGAAGATGAAAAACAAGCTATGCGAAATGTTCTTTTGGACTTTTGGACTAAAACTGAAGCTGGTTATGTTCAAGGAAGGTCGGATCGTGAGATACAAACTTATAAAGAAAGACTTGAAATTGCTAGTCGAGCAGGTCGCAAAAGCGCTGATTTAAGGGCGAATTCCAACGGGCGTTCAACGGGCGTTGAAATAAAATCAACGGGCGTTCAACTAACCAATAACTCAATAACCAATAACTTAATAACCAATAACCAATATATATCTAAAGACTTTGAAATCTTCTGGCAGGCATTTCCAAAAAAGAAAAAGAAGGAAGATGCTAGAAAGGCTTGGAATACGATAAGACCTAATATAGAAGTAGTCCTTAAAGCATTAGAATGGCAGAAACAATCGCCTGAATGGTTTAAGCAAGGTGGCCAATTTATCCCGTATCCTGCATCATGGATACGCTCCCATTCATGGGAAGATGAAAAGGCCGTATCAGTAACATTTTAAGGAAGGCTATGATTAATGAAATCTTATGTTTATCAGCAATTATGTTTGGTGAAGCAAGGGGTGAGCCTGATGTTGGCAAAGTTGCGGTTGCTTATACTGCAATTAACCGCAAAGCTGATCCAAATTATCCGAAAAGTATTTGTCAGATAATGAAACAACCTGCCCAATATCAGTTTTTAGATTATGGAATGCCTACTAAAACACAAGTAGCATATTTAATGCCATTAGCTAAAGCTATATTGGAAGGTAAAGTTGATGATCCGACAAGGGGCGCTAAATGGTATCACACCAGGAAAGTCAAACCTATTTGGGCTAAACAAAAAGAAGTGAAAGTAGCGATAGCAAATCATATTTTTTACTAACAAGAGAGATATAAAATGACACAAGATAATACAATGGCTTCTCTTGAACTTTGGGTGAAACAGTTACAAGGCACACTTGATGTTCAAGAGATAGCTAGAACTAAACCAGCACCAATTCCTGATATAGCAATTCCGTATTTGGTATTTTTAAGGCCTTATGATAAGGTAGGTTTGTTAGCTTCTACTAACAAAAGAAGATTTACTAAATGCAATATAGAATTTTTATTTGACGGAAATACTAGAAAACTTAAAGATGTAAAAATGATTAATCAGGATGATGAAGATGGAAACTAAAGCATGGCTTATAGAGGAATATTCAAAAGACGGCCAACTTGTTTGGAAAATGATTTCATTTTTTGAGCCTGATTCAATTCAATGGATGCGCGATATTCGTGGCAAAAGTCATAATCTTGTTATAAGTGAGCTTGGAGTTAAAAATTCTAAAACAATTAACGGAATTGAGAAAAAATATGACAGTAGCAAATTTGTCATTGGTCATTAAAATTGTTGGTTTTATTTTGTGGATACCTTTATTCCTGGTTGTTACACTCATCTTATATTTATTGTGGGAAGAGTTTAATGGAAAAAATCATTAACATTGCAATCAAAATATTAATGGTTGTTGGTGCATTTGGACTATTACTTGGATTCTCATTAGTGTTAGAATTGGCTTTTATTCGATGATTACTACTATGGAAGTTTTATTTAGATATTTAGTATTTGATGATGTGGGTGAGCCAATCATGCGCTTTAGAACAAAACATGAAGCTGAATGTTATATATTGCATAGGCCTAATCATAAAATACAAAGACTAGCGCCAAAACCAAAAGAAAATCCTTTTGATTTAATTAAAGACGAGCCACCATTTTGAGCCATACACTAATAATAATTACAGGTTTAATTTATGCTTATATAAGTTTTGAGCAATTTTATTTAGGTAACAATGGCATGAGTATTTGTTATTTTGGATATGCTTTAGGAAATGTTGGTTTATATATGATGGCTAAATGAGATATATTACTTTTTTACCATTAATTTTTTTATTGAGCGGATGCGCTGAAATAGCAACAAGTGTTGCAATAAATACAGGTGTTCAAGTTGCAGGTGAAAAATATTTAATATCACACAAACAACCCGTAATTAAATGCAATGCAATAAATGTTTTAAAAGGTAATAAATTTTGTAGGGTAAATCAAACTTATAAGGTGTCGTATGCAAGAAAAAGATAAGATAGCATTTAAATCAATGATGGATACAGTAACAAGTCTTTATCAAAAACCAAATTTAGATATAGATACATTACGAGTATGGTTTCATAAACTAGATAAATTTGAATTTAATGTAGTTACAAAAGCTTTTGATAAATGGGTTGATAACAATAAGTTTATGCCTACTGTATTTGACATCTTGCAACTTTGTCGAGAAAAGCCTATTGAGTTTGTTCAACTTCAAGCGCCTAAATTAAACAATCAGCAAAACAAAACACAGGCCGATAAGTTATTGGCTATGGTGCATGAGAAAATGCCGATTGAAGATAAGAAGCTAAAAGATATGCGAGCATGGGCGCATCGCATTATTGCTAATCCTAAAAATTACCCTGCTATATCTTTAAAGACTGCTAAAGAAGCTATTCATGCAAAATAAATGGTCAAAGATTAGTCAATATTGTATAGAACGCAATAATTATTGGATTTCAAGATATGTTCTTGCGGATGGCGCAAATAGATACATACTTTGGGATGGAAATAAGATGGTTAAAATACACGATAACGCAAAGGCATTAAAAGATGAAGCAGAGAGATTGGACAGTAACGAAGGACAACTTGCCGCAACTAATGATTTATTTGGAAGAGCTAATCAAACAAGGCAAGCTTCCGCAAGTTACGATAAAAGAAAAGGCTGATAGTAAAAGATCACTTGAAGCCAATAAATTTTTATGGGGCAGACTTTATAAAAGCATTTCCAATTTTACGGGCTATTTGCCGATGGAAGTCCATTTACTATGTGGCCATCTATTCTTATCTGAACAAAAAACTATTAATGGAGTTCAAGTGCCTTATGTTCGCTCAACGACTGATCTTACAGTTGAGGAATTTACAAATTATATTCAGCAAATTGAATCTTATTTTGCACAATTAGGGTGGTCGATTGACTAAAGATGAAAGAAAACACTATGAAAAGTTATCTCAAATCGGTTGCATTGTTTGTCGCAATCTTGGTTTCGGCTATTCTGCACCACATATTCACCATATTAGGCATGGCGCTGGGATTGGTCAAAAAAGCCATTGGACTACTGCCATACCTCTTTGCCCAATGCATCATCAAAATGGTGGATTTGGTGTCGCACTACACGCAGGGCAAAAAACCTTTGAATCGAAATATGGGACAGAATCGGAACTTTTACGACAAACTTTAACAATTCTTGAGGGTGAATTATGTTAGAATTATTGTTGGGCGTTATTGTTATGACAATCGTTATATATTTATTGAACAGGTAAAATTATGAAAAAAATATACTCAATTAAAGAAGCTGAAGTAGTATTGCCAGGCGTTACTATTGGCGAATTCTTTTTAAAATTACTTCATGCCGCTACAAACGCTCATTTATTGCATTTACAAACTAAATCTTATGCAGAGCATAAAGCCCTACAAGGTTATTATGAAAAACTACCTGATGCGGTGGATACGATCATAGAGCAATATCAAGGCGCATATCAAAAGATTGTAGAATATCCAAATATGTATGAGCCACCTAAATCGGATGCGCTCCAAGAAGTAACATCTATCAGAGATTTTATTGTGGCTAACAGGTCAGTTGTTGGCGATTATACAAGTTTACAAAATGAAGTTGATGCCTTATTAAGTATTGTAGAAGCCACAATGTATAAGCTAACCTTTTTAGATTAATGCCTTATACGCCCGTCAATGATAAATGTCGGGAATTAGGTTGCAATAATCTTAAAACAAGTCGATCCGCCTTTTGTAGTATTCATGGGGGCGAAAAGACACAAAAAGACAAAGAGAATAGCAAGCTATATTCAACGGCTTATTGGAAAAAACAAAGATTAGTTCAATTAAGTAAAACGCCTTTATGCCAGGCTTGTCTTTTAGAAGGCAAAGTTGTTCAGGCGGTTGCAATTGATCATATATTTCCGCATAGGCAAGATGCTAATAAATTTAAAAACAATTTGTTTCAAAGCTTATGCGTGCCACACCATACATTAAAGACACAAGAAGAGAATGAAGGCAAATATTTATATTACTCACCTAACGGACTAATTACTTATACAGACGCAGACTATGGCCAAGCTCTTAACCAAACAAAATCTGCGCAAAATATATAAAATGCTTTCTCTGCTTCCACCATTCAATGAGTGGAAATTACCTGCGGCTCATCGTGTTACATTCGAAGTGGTATCTAACACCGATGCTTTTGGTTGGTTTATAAACGATCCGCCAAGAATACAAATAGATAGATCATGCGATGATTGGAATAAAATAACCCATACAATGATGCATGAAATGATTCATTGTTTTTTATGGTATTCAGGCCATAAAGATTTTGATGCGCATGAAGCAAAGTTTAAAAAATACGCTAAAATAGTTTGTCATATACATAATTTAAATGAGGATGATTTTTAATGGCACTTATAGATACGATAGTGGGAACAATAGGATCAGTATTAGATAAAGTTATACCCGATAAAAATAAAAGACTTGAAGCACAAGAACAATTACAAACATTATTAACTAGCCAAGACTTTCAAATAGCGGTAGAACAAATAAAGGTTAATGCAATTGAAGCTCAATCAGATAGCATATTTAAATCAGGATGGCGACCAAGCGTGGGTTGGATATGTTCAATCGCTTTCGCACTACACTTTGTTTTATTTCCCTTACTCAATTGGGTGGTCATGCTCTGCGGCGGACAACCAATTCTTGTGCCTTTTCAAATGGATACTCTTTTGACAGTATT